CAAGTCCACCGGCATCGACAACTTCCGCACGAAGTATCTGGCCCGCTGCCTGTGCCATCCCGAGACGGGCGACCGGCTCTTCGACGAGCAGGGCATTGAGCAGCTGGCGAAGAAGTCTTCGGCCGTCGTGTCGAAGCTGTTCGAGAAGGCGATGAAGCACAACAACATGACTGAAAGCGACGTGGAGGAACTCGCAAAAAACTGAAGACCCGGCCGATGCGGAGATTCCTTTTCCGTCTCGCCGGGCACCTTGGGATGACGGTGCGTGAACTGTCACGCCGCATGGATTCGCAGGAGTTGTCGGAGTGGGTGGCATTCACCCGCTACTACCACGCCCTGCCTGATCCGTGGCAGCAGACAGGCCTGCTAACTAGTGCGGTGCTGGCACCGTACAGCGAGCGAGGCAAGGCACCAAAGGCATCCGATTTTGTACCGATAGAGAAACCACCGCAGACATCAGAGGAGATGGCCAGGGAGTTGGCGAAACTCTCAGCAATTTTTGAAACGTAGCCATGGCCAACATTCTCTCATTAGCGATGAAGGTGTCTGCTGACGCATCCGGCGTCATCAAAAACCTCACGCCGGCTGAGAAGGCGTTGGAGAACCTTGGCAAGCAGGCCGAGAAGACCACTGCTGTATTCAACAAGTTTGCCAAAGACAACGAGGCTGCCGCAGCCGCACAGGCAACGCTGAACGAGAAGTTCTCCGCACTGGCAAAACAACTTGAAGGCGGCCTTAACGCCCAGGCGTACACGGATCAGTACGCTGCACTTCAAGAAGAAGTACGACAGACGGCGGCAGCGTTTGAAGAAGGCATCGCCACTACTCGTGCACTTCGCACGGAACAAAAGATTCACTCCGACGAGATGGAGCGGCTGAATCGGCTGCTACGAATAGGAGCGATTGACGAGCAGACATACGCACGAGGAGTTGCCCAGGCTGACGCTGCTCTGGCAAAGGCCACCAAGTCCGCAGACACGTTTGCTGACGAGACGGCACGAGCAGCCAAAGAAGGGCTGAAGTTCAACGAGATCAGCGGCATTCTTTCTGCGCTGCCAGGGCCACTTGGAAACATCGCCGGACGATTCTCTGGAATCGCCAGTGCGTCCGAAGGTCTTAATCGTGTATTTGCTGGCGGATTGAACACCGGCATTCGCAGCCTCGGCACGCAACTCTCGTCGCTAGCCACACCGCTCAATCTGGGCGTGGCCGCATTCGCTGCATTTGGTGCTGCCGCCACGGCCATCACCCGTGGACTCATAGACCTCGAGGGGCGAGTCGAGCAGCTGGGCAACACAGCCCTACGTCTCGGCACAGACTTCCAAACGATTCAGGTTTTGGACGAGGCTGCACGACGCAGTGGCGTTGCCATTGACGCCCTGGCGGCTGGCATCCAGAAGCTGGCCGTGAACATCAACGAGGCTCGCAGCGGCACTGGCAAGGCGGCTGACGCATTTCGTGAGCTTGGCATCACGCAGGAAGAACTGCTGACGCTTGACCCGGCATCGTTGGCTGAGAAGACGGCAGCGGCATTGCAGGGGATTGAGGATCCTGCACGCCGGGCGGCACTGGCGACAGAGACGCTCGGGAAAGCTGGGTTGACGCTCCTGCCAGGGTTTAATGCTATTGGCGAAAGCGAGGCGTCACTAAAGCGATTTGCCGCAGCAATCAGTGACGTAGACCAAGGCCGCATCAGCTCACTTGGCCAAGCATTCGACAACGTAAAAACCTCTATCTCTGGGCTTGGTCAAAACATCCTGCTGCCATTTGCTGGTGTTGCCGAAGGCGCATCGAATCTCGCTGCCGATTCTATCGGTACTGTAAGTAGGGTAGCTCAGGCTACTGGTGCTGTGCTCACTCCGGTTCTGGACACGGCTGGAAAAGGTCTAAGCGTTCTAGGCGACGGACTGGCGTATGTGAACGGCGTTTTTGATTCATTCTTTGGCAGCACTGAAAAGGCTGTAGAGAACGCAAAGGAGTTCCGTGCCGAAGTCGAAGTGGACACAAAGGCACTTGAAGAGCTGCAGCGTTCCATAGAGAACGGAAACAGGGCTCTCGACACTGCCATCAACAAGGCGGCCGAGTTTGGGCAAGAAGGATTCAAGGCAGCGTTTGAGTTCCAGCAGGCCCTTCGTGATCTTGCGGACGTAGCGAAGGAAGAGAACTACAACGGCGAGCAGTACGCCAGGGCGGTTGCCAACGCAACGGCTGAGTATGAGAAGCAGATTGCCACAATTAAGCGTGTGGCCGAGGAGACGAAGAACGCCGCCGAGGAAGCGACGAAGAAAGCAGAGGCTGACAAGAAACGGATTGAGTCTCTGCTTAATCCCAACGACGCAGCCACTAAAGTGCAGCAGGATATTGCCTTCGTCATTGAGCAGCAGGCCGAGGCACAGAAACAACTAGCTGCAGCCAGGGCTGCAGCGGATCAAGAGTCGGCCAACTCTGCAGCTGCACGACTCGCTCAACTCGACGGGCTGCGGACCAAACTGGAGGATCAGTCGCAGGCGATTGAGCAAGGATTCGCCAACGGCTTTGCTGAAGCGTTTACGAACACGGCCGAAAGCCTTGACGCTCTAGTCAACAAGGCTGGCGAGTTCGGGAACGCTGGGGCCGAGGCCGCCATGAAACTCCAAGAAGGAGTTGCGGCAGCCCAAGAGCAAGTACGAGACGGCATCATTCCGAAGCCTGTCTACGAAGCCGAGATTGCAGAGCAGCGTCGAGTCTTTGAGGAACGCATTGCCCAGCTAGAGGCAGTTCGACAGCAAGAGCGAGCGGCTGCCGCAGAGCGGTTCCAGCTCGAGGTTGATGCCAACCAACGAGTCAACGATTTCATTGCACAGCAGGCACAGACTGAAGTTGCAGCGGCCGAGCAGGTTGCCGCCCGTCGCCAGCAGGCCGCATTCAACATTGAAGCCATAGAGCAGCGTATCGCCCTTGAGCGGCAGTCGCTGGAGGCGGCACGCGAACAGAACGACTTGAATGCCGCACGGGCCGCTGTGCAGCGGATTGACTCCCTGAAGGAAGCTCTCACTGTTGAACAGAAGATTGCCGCCGGCCGGGAGCAGGAACTGCAGAAGCAGCAGCAACTGCTCACGAATCAGCAGGAGTTCCAGAAGCAGCAGCTGGCCGCTGCCCAGCAATACCAACAGCAGCAGCAGGCTGCACAGCAGGCCTACGCTAAGGAGCAGGCCCGCATCTTCGAAGAACAACAGAAGGCCGCCGCCGCAGAAGCGAAGCGGCAGGAAGAGCGGCTCGCCAAACTCAACACACTGGGCGATCAGACGATTGGCGTGCAGGACGTTCGCACGACGCAGGGTGCCAACCTTGTGCTTGACCTGGCGGCCAACGCTCAGGATCCCGCACTCATTCAGCAGCGGTTGCAGACAAAGTTGCTGGAGCGAATCAATAGCGGCATCGCGCAGGCGGCAGGCAACTACTTTAACCAGCCCGTGGCGATTGTCGGTGCAGGGAGGCTGAACTGATGGGCGTTGCGTCATACCAAGAACTTGCCCGCACGTACGAAAACGAGATCAAGGCGGATCGCGTTGCCGTGCGGCGGTTCGTCTGCACGCTGTCGGACAACACGCTCCAAGGGAATCCGACTAACAGCATTAACGACATCCTGACGGCCGTCGGCGTCAGCACGTTTGGCGAGGCACACCCAGATATCTCATTCGCCTTTCTTCGCAAGGTTCAAGTCAACGAGAGATACGGAGATTCGCCGTACCACGTCGAGGTGGTGGCCGAGTACGGAGAACTGACTGCCAATGATGTTCTTGCCCCAACGTCACGATCCGCTGAGTGGACTTTAGAGGCTAGCCAGGGGCAGGTGCCGGCGTTGTTTTATTATCCCGACCCGCCAGACGGCAGCGGGAACGGCACGCAGTATCCGCTGACAAACTCGGCCTACGATTATTTTGAAGGACTCGTAACCGAAGAAAGCATGGTTAAGGCGACTTTGCGTCAGAACTATGCCACCGACTCGCTTGGGCCAGCAGGCAGAGACAGCGCGGACTTCTTTGCCGGGATGCGAGCACTGAACAGCCTGAACGACGGCGAATGGTGGGGCGCGCCCGCGTGGTCGTGGAAAGTCACCGGAGCAAACGGAACTCGCACCACCGAAGTATTCAACGGAGTTTCGTACACGTACTGGGCGGCTTCGTTTGAGTTCATGTATCGCCAGACAGGCTGGCGGTTGCAACTGCCCGACGTTGGGTGGAACTACATCAGCGGCGGGCAGAAACGCCGTGCGATGGTGTTTGATTTCCAAAATGGCGAGTGGGTGGCGTCCGCCAATCCAGTTGCTCTTGACGGCAACGGCAACCAGACACTCGGCCGACCGGAGATCCTTGCTCGTCGAGTGAATCCAGAAGCCGACTTCACCACGCTCTTCGGTACGCCACCGTCGTAATGGCACGTCAGCGAAAACCAGCCGATGCGGTGCAGTTCACGTACGAGTCCGCTGAGCGGATTGCGAATGTGGTGCGTGCGGCTGAGACCACGCCGCCGAGTGCGTCGCCGCTGACGTTTGATCGCCGTGTTGACGGGAGGATGCCGAAGCAGGTGAGGGCGGCGACGTTCTCGGGGTCTTGGTTTACTGGCTCCAGTAAGGCAGTTACGTTCTCGAATCAGCCTACGGCCACCGTGAGCGTTCAGAACCTAACGATGGTTCTGCCGTTTACGGCCACGCAGAACTGCATCGTTGGGCGAGACGGGACTGCGTGGTATCTCGTGAGTGCTGTGGATCAGCAGGTCAAGCGAGGCACGTTCACTGCTCCGTGGACCAAGGCCACTAACAAGACGGTTACGCTACTGAGCGGCCAGCAAGTCACGGCCGTGAATGACTACGTGACAATCAGCACCAGCGGCACCAAGAAATGCACCGTTGGCAGGGACGGCACCGTGTGGCATTTGATCGCCGTAGAGTGCTCGTAATGGTAATCCTGCCAGGGTGCATTTGCTGCATTTCTTGCGATTATACGTCTGCTTTTAGCAGTCCATCTTCAATGCCACTTGCGATCACGGTCGTGAGTAACGCGGCATCCGGCAGCTTATACGGCACGTTCTCTGGCCTACAGTCCTCGTACACGCTAACGCAAAACTCTTTTAATCCTGGCCTTTACGAGTTCAACTACGGAAGCTCACCGCAGTTCAATAACGTTCAGATTTTTGTTTTTCAGTACCAAGGCCAGTTTGAGCGAGGATGCGATGTTCAAATACGGTTTCCAGTCGGCGCGATTGTTAGGGTTGAGGTGTCATGTTATTCCGGGGTGTTGACGGCTAGGGCGACACTCAGCGCAGGAGGAGGAGGCACAGAAAACCCAGGCATCTTAGTTGCATACCTTCAGGACAAATCGTTCGGGCTTGGTGCGAGCCCGTTCGTCTCTATATCCGCCGCAAGCCCTGTCCTGCCTATCCGTGTCGTTGGGAACTTTGGCTACAAGCCGTTCGGCTCGTCATCGTATGACCTAATACCAGTTGATTTTACCATCACTGGAATTCTTCCATTTGAGGCGATGGCTAGCTGACGGCCGGATGTTGACGGCCCCGCTACGGTGAGTCGTGAAAGGGCAGGCCCATGGCCGAGGACCACGTATTCACGCTGAACAGCGACGAGCGTTGGCTGATCCGGTTCACGGATCTCAAGGGCCAGGCCTACGGCTACACGTTCAGCCAGAAGTCCAAGCGGCCACGGATCTTGATTCACGACGGGCTCAGAGGGCGGCACAAGCTCACCATCATCGTCCACGAGTTGCTTCACGCCCTGTACCCAACGGCGAGCGAAGAGCACACCGAGCAGGCTGGCAAAGATATT